CTCCGAAAATATTCGATTACATAGATCCGTTATTAGAAACAAGCAGAAAAAAAGAAAAGGAGGTATAATATGGCAGTATTGGCAACATATAGCGAGGTGCAGGCAGTGATGCAGGACACATCGATTGACAGCACTTACATAACGGGCATCCTGACTACGGTCGACCTGATCCTTACCAAGATATATGAGAACAGCTCATGTACGGTGAGTGATGACATTCTGACTGAGTTACAGAAGTATTATGCAGCTCATATTATAGCAAGCACTACTTCGAGGTTTGCTACCAAGGAGAAGCTCGGGGAAGCGCAGGTAGAATACGCAGGGAAGTTTGGATCGGGGCTGGATTCCACTCCTTACGGTCAGATGGTGAAACTTCTTGATCCGTGTGCTTTGATTGCAAGGTCAGGAAAGATAGCTGCAAGTATCTATGCTATTAAAAGCTTCAGCTGATGGGAATAGGGAGTATTATAACAGGTAACTTACTTCAAACAGCGGTCTACTGGGGATCTCCTGTGGAAGATGGCTATGGGGGAGTATCTTATGCAGATCCCATTGAGATTTCCTGCAGGTGGGAGGATAAACAGCAGATCATCGGGACCATCACGGGAAATCAGATAGTAGGTTTTCAGAACATGTCAAGGGCAATAGTATATGTGGACAGGGATCTCGATGTTGATGGATTCCTTATGCTCGGTACTCTTGATGATTTAACTGACAGCAGCGGGGACAGTAGCGGTGAATATTATGATCCTCATCAGATAGCGACTGCGTATATCATAAAGAGGTTTGAAAAGACTCCTGCACTGCATAGTACGACTGAGTTTCTGAGAGTAGCATTCTTAACACCATGGCTAACATAATGGGAAAAAATGTATATCAATATCATCCATCGCAGAAAATCTCCTATACAGGGGGAAAGCAGACTTATCTTGAAGGAATGGAGCAGGTTATTGCTCAAATTAATAAGGAGATCTCTAAGATAAGAGGGCTGACAGAGGAAGGGCTTTATAAAGCTATGGAGCATGTTCACCGCAAGGCAGAGCCAGGTACTCCTGTGCGTACGGGAGCATTGATCTCAAGCTGGTTTGTTGTGGGGAAATCAAGGAATATCGGAGGAGGAGGATTCAAACTTAACATTCCTAAGAGTGTGTATAAACAGCAGAATTCTTCCTTTAAGATTTCCAAGATGACAAAGAGCAAAAAGCAGAGCATGCGGTTTCTTCATAAGCAAGCTATAACTAATGCGAGTGTGGAATTGGGGAATGAAGACATG